CGACTCCTCCTCCATCCTCGACTCCTCCTCCATCCTCGAGTCCTCCTCCATCCTCGAGTCCTCCTCCATCCTCGAGTCCTCCTCCAATACCGTACGACTACAGTCTCTCCTACGAATTATATAGCGCCGCTTCCGCCTGCATGTTCGGGTCGGCATCGACGTACTACAGCCCGTTCTCTCCTCTGGTGGAGGGCGCATCGCTGTGGGCAAACATAGCGATGAGCCTCCCAGCGTCGGGGGGGTATTATTCAAACGGAGGACAATGGTATCAAGTGGCTGACGGCGGGACGATCATAATTCTCGGCAACTGCTCATGACCGAACTGGAAAAATATCAGGGTATCTACGGATCTGTCGACTTTTCTAGCTACGGCCATACATGCCACGGCGCGCGAGCAATTCCTATTATTGCTCGGTGGCAGCCGAAAACAGTCATTGACGTCGGCTGCGGTCATAATGAGTTTGCTCAACGACTCCGTCAGGCGCTTCCAGAAGCGAGCATCATTGGTTGCGACTTTGCCTGCCCCTCAGCGGATCTGATCTGCTGGGGACATGACATTCCGCAACCTGACAAAAATTTCGATGTTCTGACCGCGTTCGACGTTTTGGAGCATCTTCCTCCCGAGGACGTGGATAGGACGCTTTCCGAGTGGGCTCGGATCTCTAAAAGATTCTGCGTTTCGATCAGCTACGTCGATAGCATCAACCGCTACAAGGGCGAAACTCTGCATCCGACCGTTCGGCCAGAGGGATGGTGGATTGATCGATTGATGCGTGCCGGAGCGATGGAAATCAAAATCGAGGGACGTTATATCTATGGCCGCTGGATCCAGCCTTTGCGGGTCGCGAAAAACGCTAGGGTCATCCTTGTTGGCAACGGTCCTTCAATTTTGGCGCAAAAGCTCGGCGAACAGATCGACGAATTCGACGAAATCGTTCGGTTCAACGATTATCTAACAACCGGATTTGAAAAGCATGCTGGCAGCAAAACAACGCTCTGGTCATGTTTTGCCCCGATTTCCAAAAAAGCCCAACACCCTAGAATTCTGCTCCCGCACGAACAGACCAACGCCGACTCGAGCGCGAAGGAAGTCTACAAGGTGCCGGCGAGGCACTACAATGAACTCCGCCGGATAATTCAGGAACGGGCGTTGGTCAGATCGGGATATCGGCGAGACAGCACCGGCTTGCTTCCAAGTTCCGGCCTACTGGCAGCCACATACCTGCTGAATGTAGTTGGCGTGGATCAATTGAGTTTGATCGGATTTGACCACTTCGCCAAGGATCGCTCAAGCCAACATCATTATTGGCTCCCAGGCGCGTTCGGAACGCCAAGAGAACATGACGGAGATGTTGAGGGGGATATTTTCGACGAGTTGCGAAAAGCGGGCAGAATTTTCAACATCGGCACGGTGTAGCTCTCGTCGCGCTACCCGGTTGTGCGCCCTGACAGAGAAAAAACATGCCACCTATCCATAAAAGCGACCAATTAGGCAGTCAGCTAGGCATTCGGACAGACGCGCATCCGTTGACTCGTCCCAACACAATCAACCCCCTGCAACGCGCAAGAACGCCCGTAAAAACCGCTTGATGGTGGGATCTTCGTTGCGCAACGAAGATCCCACCACCAGACCAGTGAAAAAACGAACACCAGAGTTGGCGAGAGCGGTCCTAGAGCAGGACCTCGACGAGCTGCAGCGTCGGGTGGCGGATGGAAGGCGCCTGACCAAGGCCGAGCGAGAGATGTTGCGCCAACTGGCTGATGATGAGGCTGATGAGCCGACCGCTCCCGCTGATCCAGTGCCGGTCGGGTTCGCCAAAAATTACGTTGAGCTGGCCGCCGTGCTGGGCGTGCATCGGAGAACGCTGCAGGCATGGCGGAAACTCATAGGATGCCCGGCGCCTCGACCGGATGGGAGGCTGCTTATCTCCGAATGGCAGGAATTCATGGCCAACAAGGACCAGGCGCAGCAATCACAGCCGCAGGACTCCGAGGAGCTGAAGGCGCGGAAGCTTCTGGCCGAGGTCGAGGAACGGGAGCTGAAGGTAGCCATTCGCCGCGGCGAATACGTCCAGATCGACGAAGTGGCGCGAGAATGGACAACCCGGGCCGGAAGGGCCGTAAATCTTTTGCGAAACAAATTTGAGTCCGAGCTTCCGCCGATTCTGGCGGGCATGCAAGCCGCCGAGATCCAGGCCGAGGCCCGGAAGGCGATTGATGAGGTCCTAACTATTCTCCATGAACCCGAGGCTTCAACAGATCTGGCGTGAGGCCTGGCGTCCGCCCGACCGAAGGCCACCGTGGGCATGGGCGGAGGACAACATTCGCGGGATCCCGTATTCGCCGATTCCGGGACGATTCCGCTCGGACAATTCGCCTTGGCTCAAAGATCCACTCGAAGCTCTCGTCGATCCAACGGTTAGGGTCATAACATTGTTAGCGTCGGTCCAGTCCAGCAAAACAACCGTCGCCGAGGTCGGGCTCTGCTACATCATCGCGAACCTTCCCGGTCCCACGCTCTGGCTGGATCAGACGGATGAGGATGCACGCGACCAGGCGGAGAGCCGGATGGGGCTCCTATTCGGGGAATGTCAGGCGGTGACCTCGCTTTTCCCGCCGAATCGGCATCTGAACAAAACCGCGATCAAGCAATTTACCAACGGAATGACGTTGTGGGTGCTGGGAGCGCACAATAAAACTAACCTTCAGCGGAGATCGATTCGATGGCTGATCGGCGACGAATGTTGGAGGTGGCCGACTGGCCATATGGCCGAGGCCGAGGCCCGGGTTACGGCATTCGGATGGTTAGGCAAATGCCTGTTCATGAGCCAGGGAGGTCACGCCGACGACGACATGACCAAACGGCATCAAATGACCGACCAGCGGGAATGGACGTTCGCCTGCCCGGAATGCGAATCCCGTCAGCCATACCAGTGGGAACAAATCAAATGGTCGGCAGACGCCAGAACCGAACAAGGCTGGGATTATGCAGCAGTGAGAGCCTCGACGGTTATGCTTTGCGCGACCTGCCAGGCCGAGTTCCTGGATGATGACCGAACCAGAAAACGGCTCAACCAGGCGGGTTGTTACGTCCGTCAAAACCCGACCGCCTCGCCCGAAAACGTAGGCTTCCATTGGAACGCCTTGTGCGCCATGAGTTGGGGAAGGCTGGCGGAGCTTTACCTGCGAGCCAAGCAGAGCGCAAAACTGGGTGATATCGAGCCTCTCAAAATTTTCTACCAGAAAAGGTTAGGACAACCGTGGGCCGAGGCGTATGAGGATTACTCGGTAGATCTAACGCCCTCTGACTACCAGCTCGGCGAAGACTGGGAAAAAGAGGCGTCTTTGGACAAATCCGGCCACGTCTTGCCTGCACCCTATGAACAATCGATGGCCAGCGCGAAATTGCGCATCATCACCGTAGACTGCCAAATGGATCACGTTTTCGTCGTCGCTAGAAGTTGGGCCGCCGACGGGTCCTCGCGCCTCCTCTGGCATGAAAAACTCATCAGTTTCGATGATGTTTCCAGCTTGGCCCAACGGCTGGAGGTTCATCCCTCGCTTGTTTTCGTTGATGCGGGCTACGCAACCTACGACGTTTACCGAGGGTGCGCCGCCAGACGATGGACCGCGCTGATGGGCGACGCCCGAGCGACCTATCAACATCGTCTGCCGAACGGTCGCAAGGTCTGGCGATTTTACAGCCCGAAACGGAAGGTGGCGTTAACTCCGACTGTCGCTTGTTCGGTCTTCTATTGGTCTAACCTGAACGTCAAAGACGTGTTGGCTAGGCTTCGATCTGGATCCGGCGGGCCGACTTGGGAAGTTGCGGGCGACGCATCGCCGGACTACCTCCAGCAATTGGAGAGCGAGCGCCGAGTCAAAAAAGCGGACAAATACATTTGGGAGAGAATCGGAAAAAGAGCGAACCATTATTTCGACTGCGAGGCAATGCAGGTGACGGCAGCACTAATGCTAAAATTGCTTGGCGGCGATCGCGAAACGGGAGAAGAATAGAGTTTATTGGAAAACCCTTACATTGCTAAACTTGGCATAGATGGCAAAAGGCGGACAGAGGAAAAAAGGCTTTGGGGCGGGAGGCGTTCGACCCGAACGGTCGACGAAAAAGGACGTCATCCTTTACGGATCGGAGTCTATCGACGCGATTCCTGACCCGTCCCTAAGAAAAGAGGTTCAATCTGCCATCAGTCGTTATGTTTCAATTTTCGGCTCGCTCCCTGAGCGGCAAATTAAAATCGCCGACTTTACAGTCGCCCTCGCTCCTGGCCCGATGCAAAATACCCTCGCTTTGCAGTTCCAGGGCGGCAAACGAAGCCTCAATATTCGCGGTATTTTCCTGAACAAAGCCGTCTGGAGAAACAACAAAGAAACGACTCGAATCATCAAAGAGCTGATGGATGATGGTATATTGAGCAAAACGCCTAGGCCGGTTCGGCATGCGATCGTTCATGAATTGGCCCACGCTCGTTGGCAGGAATTTAATTCCTCGCGGAAAGCTCGCGGGGCCAGGCCGGAGATGACAAAAATCTTTCGGCAGTTCAAGCGCGAGCGCAGGCAAGGGTGGGGTTCGTTGGCTCGTCAGGACGTTGGCGAATTCTTCGCGGAGGCGATGGCGAAGCACGCATCTGGTGCTCCTGATAGGTACACAAAAAAAGTTATGCGTATCGTGGAAAAACACAACCTATGAAGATCGAGAAACAGAAACTGGCCGACCTTCAGGTCTTCCTGCCGGAAGCCACGGAGGAGCTGATCCGGATGGGCGAAAAGCTCCTCCCTCGTCCCCAAGACGGTATTTTGGCAATGCCTATATTTCGCAACGGCGAGGGGAAAGCCGTTAGGGCTTACATCGAATATCGAGATCTTTTGATTCGGGTAAAAATGAAGAAAGCAAAAGCCGAGGGCAGGACCCTTCGCATTTCCGAAATTGAGATCCGTTGACAGAACAAAAAAACTGCCATGGCCGACCGTCCCGCTCCTCGAAAACGCCAACCACAACAAAACGCCAAATCGGCGCCTGCATCTGCGCCGAAGCCTGCGCCCGCTTCGTCAACTGCCCCGGCCCCTGCTCCAAGGCCTGCTCCTGCCCCTGAACCTGCACTCAAGCCTGCGCCGGTCGAGCCGCCGAAAGGCAATCTGATTGCGAAAATCAAGGAGGCCCTCATCGCAAAAACCGCCGAAAAACTCGGACAACAATTCCTTCAGGGTAAAATGACTTACATCGGCCTGATCATGACTGCGTTGGGGGCATTCGCCCAAACAACCGGCATTCCGCTTCCGCTCGCAGATATTCAGGCATTGGTCGATTTCGTTCAAATCAACTGGCCGACGGTCCTCGAATTTGTCGGACTAGTCACCGCTCTCTATGGTCGTTTCAGGATCCCGGGCCGATGATGTCTCTGGACCTTCACAAATCGATGAGCGACGGGCTGGCATTGTCAGCTGGGAGCATGTTTGCCCTCGCGGCGTCGGAAGCCGACAACCTGCTTAAAGTCTTCGTGGGATTGCTGACCTGCGTTTTTTTAGGACTAGGTATTTACCTGCGAATTCAAGAGATCAAGGAAGGAAAAAAAAAGCCGACGAGGAGGAAAAATCATGGCTAAGGGGTTGTTCGTTGTCGGATTCACCGCCGAGGAAGTCGAAGCTATTCTGGCGAAAGCCAAGGAAATGCTGACCGAGGGAAAAACCCTGATGTCCTGGGGCGAAGGCGGCTCCTCGGCCTCGAAGCAGTTCGCGATGCCGGTTGTCGATGTCCTAGCCGAATGCGCCTACGCTCTCCCTATATTGGACCCTGAGACCTACGCGAAAAAGCGGCGGGTTGGTGTGACACGGATCATCTCAATCGAAAAATAGTGGCGAACCCGATCCTCAACGCGATTCAATCCCTGTTCCCCGGCCTCGATTTTCGCGGATGGACATCGAGCTATGACAACGCCCAGCAGTCAATCCGCCGAGGGTCAATTCCGGGCGCTCCGATTCGAGATGCCAGGCGGGACCTGACGCCCTCAACGCGCAAGGAGTTGGTTAGGCGGGCAAGGTATCTGGCTCGCAACTCTGGGTTCGTCCGCGAGCTGGTCGCGAACATGGCGACGTACTCAATCGGCGACGGCATCCGGGCCCAGGCTCAGTCGACAGATGCCGACTGGAATACTCGGGCCGAACGCTATTTTCGGGATTGGTCCTCTAGGTGCGAAGTGACCGGGCGATTTTCCTGGGAGGAAGTGCAGCACCTTGTTTGTCGGGCGATCGACGTCGATGGCGAAATTTTCGTGCTCAAAACTCGCGACCGATACGGACTTCCATCGCTTCAGCTGGTCGAGACGCACCGGGTTGGAGGCGAGGAATACGGAACTGATGCAATCGACGGAATCATCATGGATCGGTTCGGCGCTCCGGCTGCCTACCGGGTCGTGGAGGATGTTGGTTACCGGGACGTTCCGGCAAATTCGCTCTGTCACATTTACGAGCCCGAGGCCGCATCAGCGATTCGGTGCGCTCCGGTGATCCAGCATTCGATCAACCATGTCGTTGATGAGATGGAGTTGCTGGCGTTAGAGAAACACGCGGTTAAAGACAATTGCGACATAACCAGGATCTTGAAAGCCGATACGGCTCTTGATGAGGGAACTGATTTTGCGTTCGTCGATTCATCCGAGCAGATTTCAAGTTCAAATCCAGCCAGCCTGCAACAGATCACAGGCGGAAAGGTTGTGGCGTTGAAGCCGCACGAAAGTCTCGAATCCTTCCAGCCATCCAGGCCCTCGCCGACCTTCACCGGGTTCCTTGAACACCTTCGCCGCGACACTGCTCTGGGGGTTCTTCCCTATGAATTCGCTGCCGATCCGTCGAAGGTCGGAGGCGCATCAACTAGGCTGGTCATCGCCAAGGCGGATCGCCGCTTCCAGCAACGCCAAAACGCAATCATCAATCGCCTAATCAAACCAGTATGGTTCTACGTCATCGGCGATGCGATCCAATCCGGCCAATTGCCTGCAACCGCAGATTGGTGGCGCATCAGCGCGGTGACACCTCGGCGGGTAACTGCCGATGCGGGCAGGGAGGCGCAGGCCAACCGGGAAGACGTTATCGTTGGCCTCAAAACCCTCTCCGACCATTACGAGGAGCTAGGCGCAGACTTTTCGGAGGAGCTTCGGCGGAGGGCTCGCGACATGAGGCTTGTTCTTGACGTCGCTGCCGAGTTCGGAGTTCCGGCGGGCCTACTCTGGCAACCAGCATCTCCGCCGCCCGCGCCTGCATTGCCGATTCCGGGTTGACAGGCCTGCGGGTCGATGCTCGACCTGCTGCTTGCTCATGATTCCTGGCTCATTGCGCCAGACGCCCTCGATCATCTCGCGTCCCGGGCTGAGGCCTACGGTCGCGGTCTCATCAAGGAGCAACCGACTTCGCAGATCCCGCTGACCGAAGTTCGGGAAGGCATCGCCGAGATCGCGATCCATGGAACCATGGCCAGGAGGCCAAACGATTTGACCCGCTGGCTCACTGAGGCAACGGACACCGAGCAGGTCCTCGAGGCAGTTCGGCTGGCGGCTGCTGACGATTCCATCGAATCGATCCTGCTCGATATTGATTCTCCCGGAGGATCCGTCGCCGGAGTTCCTGAGTTGGCGGAGGCTGTCGCGGAGGCCTCGAAGAAAAAACCGATCTACGCTTGGACGGGTGGCCGGATGGCGAGCGCAGCGTATTGGGTCGCGTCCCAGGCCGATGGTATTTTCGCATCGCCGTCTGCCCGGGTCGGATCGATCGGAGTTGTCGTTCCATTTCTGGATCGATCGAGGGCGATGGAAAGAGATGGCCTCAAAATGGAAGTTTTCGCCTCGGGCAAATACAAGGCCGCCGGAATGCCAGGCGTTTCCCTGACCGACGAGCAGCGGGCATCGATCCAAGCCGACGTTGAGGAGCTTTTCGGCGACTTCAAAAGCGCGGTCTTGGCGAAAGGTCGGAAAATTAGCGAGGAGAGCATGCAAGGCCAGATGTTTTCGGCTCGCCAGGCATCCGCTCGAAATTTGAGCCGAGTCGAAAAAAACAAGGAAGCGGTCAGGCGCAATCTCAAAGCCATGACCGGCGCCGCGATGGCTATGGCAGTTGACAAAACAAAGGTCGGAAAATACCGCACGATGGACAGCACCGAAGAAACTCTACAGGCCGCAATCGAACGGCTCCAACAGCTGGAAGCAAGCCAGTCGGCCCTTGTTGATTTCCAAGCATCGCTCGACACCGCCCGGACCTCCTACGAAGAGCGGATCGGCAAACTGGCCGAAGATGTTGCCGCCCTGACCGAACTTGCCGAGCAGCTCGCGATCGAAAATGAGCAGCTCAAGACCAAGGCCGAGGAAGTCGATGCTCGCATCGCAGCCCGCGCCGCCCAGATCGCTGCTGACTCCGGTGCCGCTCCTCTCACGGTTTCTCCAGTCGGAGACGACCAGCCTCAGAAGGCTCTGAGCGCCGCCGAAGTCTGGAACCGCCAATTTGCCAAACGCTAACTCTTTTCCCTGACAAACTACAATGTCCTTTCCCACTCTGCTTGACCTCGCCCGGACTGACGCCGGGATCCTCTATCCGATCATCGAAGATTCGCTCAAGTCCGCACCGGAAATGAGCATCTTCCCAGCCGCGACCATCAACGGCTCGACGATGGAACTAACCGTGCGAACCGGCCTGCCGAGTGTCGCATTCCGCGATGCCAACGAAGGCGTCGCCCGGAGCAAATCGACCTACGACACGAAAATTTTCCAGACCCACATCCTGGACCACCAAATCGCGGTGGACAAGCAAGTTCTGGCCGGAGCGAAGGATCCGGGTCGCTGGTTGAGCAATCACGCCACCGGTGCGGTTGAGGCTGCGATGCGCTATATTGGCTCCCAGATCTATTATGGCACTGGGAACGACGCCAAGGGTTTCCCGGGCCTGCTTGCTCAATATTCTGCTGACTCGGCTCACGAGGTCGATGCTACCGGTTCGAGTAACAAAACCTCCGTCTGGATGGTTCGCCTTGGAGTCGAAACGCTTGAGATCCTGTTCGGCAACGACCAGACTTTGCGTCTCAATGATCAATGGGAGCAGGAAACGGTTACCGACGGGAGCGGCAACCCCTACCAGGCCTGGACCAACTGGCTGACTGGCCGGGTCGGTCTTCGTTTGGCCAACCGCCATGCTGCGGTTCGGATTAAAAACATCGAATCGACGACCAAAAAACTGACCGATGCGCTGCTCTACAGTGCCTATGAAAAGTTCACCGAGTTCGGATTCGAGCCGACCCACATTTTTATGAACGGTCGTTCTCGCGAACAGCTTCGCAGTGGCCGCACCGCCACGAACCCGGCGGGCCTTCCGGCTCCTCTCCCAACCGAATGGGAAGGCATCCCGATCATCCGAACCGCCTCGATCACCTCCAGCGAATCCTAACTCTTCTCCACCATGACTCGCAATCTTCAAGACGCTCTTCTCATCAAATCTTCTGCGCTGCCCGCCGCAAATGCAAACAACGCAACGGCCTCCATCGACCTGACGGCGACAACCCAGGACGAAACGTATTTCGAGGTCAGCCTCTCGGTTCCGGCGACGCCTAATCTGGCCGATACCAAAAAAATCACGTTCACGTTCGAGGATTCGGCTGACAACAGCTCGTTCGCCGCCATCGCTCCGCTCGCAACGCTGGTCGTAACCGGAACTGCCACCGGTGGCGCGGCAGCCGAAACCATTGTGCGCCTTCCGGGAGTGACCCGCCGCTATATTCGGGCCAAGGCCGCCGTTGAAAACGCGGGCGGAACGAATACGGCTGTCTCCTACACGTTGGCGTTGATTTTTTGATTCGTTTTGGTCCGTAGTACGCATAATTGGGCGGGCCAGGCTTCTACCCTGGTCCGCCCTTCGCTATATGAGCCGGTATTCCGAAATCGAGGCCGACATGGCCGAAATCCTGGCTGACGTAGGGGTCCAGATCCAATGGGATGGCGATGACTACGACGCGATCCTGACAGAACCGCGAGTGGATCTCGACCTAACGACTGGCGGGTTTTCGGCTGAAGCGGATTACTCGGTGAAGGTTCGGAAAACGGATCTGCCGGAGGGCGCATTTCCGCAGGCGAAAGACCAAATTACAATTGCCGGAGCGGTCTACGTTGTGCGCGGAGTAACTGACTCTCCGCCCTCTCCGATGCTGGTTTTGCATGTCGCCAGAAAATGAACTCGCAGGTCGAATCGGCATTCGCAACGTGGATCGGCGGCCTGGTCAATTCGGCTCCAATCTATACCGGCAGTTCTGCGGCGGAGATGGATGTGACCGATTTGGCGATTGTCGTAACAGTCCCGCAAATCGAATTTGTCCTCTATCAGCTTCATAGAGCAACGGTTGAAATTCTCATCGGAGGCCCTGCCTTTCACGCTTCGTTAAGCGCCTACAGAAACGTCGCAGCGGAAGTGATGGAGCCGATCCGGTCGCAGAATTTCGGAACTCTGCTCACCGCCCTTGCGCCAGTAGCAGCTTTTCGCGGAATCGCCATCCAGGATTCATCTGAGAGCCAGACCGATGATTCGTGGACGCACACGATTCGGCTGATCTGCGGACTCGAAACGGACGTTGAGGCGGCGCCATGGCCGGAGCCTGCGACCGATGACTATTTCGATGCCGCCGCGAACCTATCGGGCGGGCGGTTTGTATACCTGTCAGGATCCAGCGCATCCTACGCCAACGCAGGTTCCAGCCTGCCTGCAATGGGTTACATTAAGCAGGCGGTTGTCTCAGGCGACAGCGTGCGGGTCTATCGTCAAGGCCGCCTCGACGGGCTGGCCGGATTGACGGCAGATCGGGACTATTACCTCGGCGCAAACGGTCAGCCGACGCTCAACCCTAGCACTGCGTCAGGCATCATTCAGTTCCTCGGTCGGTCGATTTCGACCGATGTCATTCTAGTCGAAATTGACAGTCCTATTTCAGCAACCTAATATAATCAAATGCCTCTGGAAAAATATCAGACCTGGGATGGGGGTCAAAAACTCAAATCGTTCCTCCAGACCTCAGCCGGAGCAGCCGATGCTGGGAAACCTGTTGCCCTTAACAATTCCGGCGAAATCGATTCGTCCATGCTCCCGAATCAGCTGGCGGACACAACTACCCTGCCAGCAAGCGAGAACCTAGCAGCTGGCGACCTCGTAAATATTTGGGCTGATTCTGGCACTCTCAAGGTCCGAAAAGCTGACGCAACCTCCTCGTCAAAACGGGCCGACGGTTACGTGTTGGCCGGAGTTACCAGTCCAGCGAATGCTATGGTTTTCCATGATGGCGCGATTACCGGGCTAACGTCTCTAACTGTCGGAGGACGCTACTACCTCTCCGCGACCGCTGGCGGACTGACTATCGAGGCATCGGTTCCAACGACGACCGGAAACTTGATTCAGTTCGTTGGTCAGGCAGTGTCGGCCACCAAACTGCTCTACCAGCCTGACACGAACCCGCCGGTCATCGCCTAATGCCCGACCTCGCTCAAGTTTGGACTGGAAGCCAGTGGCAGCTAAAAGGTTTCGCTGCCACTGGCCACTCCCACAATTTTTCCGATCTTAGGATCAATATCGTGGTCAGCGGCAGCGGCAATGACATCCGCGTCGGAACTTATCTGCCTAATGCCTCCAACGCCATTTGGACAAAAACTTATGCTGGCGGGTATAACGAAATCGTGCGGTTGGGTCAGCAATGGCATTTGGTCGAATACCCGAACAACGGCGATCCCGTCCAGACCGCTGGAAACACTGGCCTAACGCCTTGGCAGAATCAGACTAATTTCAACGCCGCCGGACTGACATTGGCGCCACAGGTCAACGGGATCGAGGCATTGTTTAAACTCGATGAGTTGGCTTTTCCCGGCGACAACACAAGCCTAAACGCAACGACCTCGGCGCACGGGCTGCTCCCAAAATTGAGCGGCCAGACAACAAGTTTTCTGTGCGGTGACGGTTCGTGGGCCTCTGTTAGCTTCACAGACGTTAGGCTCTATACAGCCGACGGCACCTGGACAAATCCATCGCCTAGCGTCGCCAAGCGCGTTTTCGTCCGGTTAGTTGGTGGCGGAGGTGGCGGCGGAGCAGGTAGGCGAGGCGCTGCCGGATCGGCTCGGGTTGGAGGCGGTGGCGGCGGAGCTGGCTGCGTTGCCGAGGGATGGCTGTTGACGACTAACCTAGGATCGACTGTTAGCGTGACCGTCGGAGCCGGAGGAACTGGAGGCTCTGCTCAAACGGCTGACAGCAGTTCTGGTGCGAATGGGGTCGATGGAGGGTTTTCGCTATTTTCTGATTTTCGGGCAAGTGGCGGAAGTTTTGGCTCGGGCGGAGGATCCGGGACCGGTGGCGGCGGCGGCGCGGGGGTTAGCCTCGGAAACAATATTGGCCTGACCAACCTGAACGGATCTGGCGGAGCTGCGGCTTCGGCCACGGGCGGAGTAGGCGGGACCGTTACGGCAGCCGGTCCGTCGATTCCGACGGGAGGCGGTGCGGGCGGCGGCATAACCAGTGGCAACGCGAATAGCGCAGGATCTGCTGGCGGAATAATCGGCAACGCGACCCTCGGACAGCTCTCAGGCGGCGCGGCTGGCACAAACGGCAATGCTGGGAAAGGGGCCGGAACCGGAGGCGGCGGGGGCAACGGCGGCGGCGCAAATAATGGAGGCAACGGCGGAGGGTTTGGCGCGGGCGGAGGAGGAGGAGGCGCGTCGTTAAACGGGACCAATTCCGGTAAAGGGGGCGACGGCGCTCCGGGCTACGTGCTGGTGATTGCCTATCTATGAGACGAATTGCACACATCGCCTACGGGCAAATCGTTAGCGTTAGCCTAGCAAATGACGACTGGACGCCGCCCGAAAACGGCACCCAGATGCTGGAAGAGGATGCCGTTGCAGCGGGCATTCCGCGGTGGGTTCGCCCGATCGTTTTCGGGCCTGCACCTAGCTGGCAGGTCAAAGTGTGGCTGATCCGTCAGGGTCTTTCCTCGGCTGATATTGAGGCGACAATTCGGCAAGCAATCGCTGCCGGACCAGAGCAGGATGAGGCCATTCTCCGCTGGCAGCACGCCCCTGAATTTCCATTCGATCATCCATTGGTTGGCCTCGTCGCGGACGCTCTCGACCTCGACGTTGCTGCGGCCTGGCCTCAGATCCTCGCGATCTGAGCGTTGACAACCCTCCTCAACAAATGGCAGCCCACCTCGGCATTGACACAAATTTCGGCCTGACGACGCCATCCGGCGGATACGTTCAGGAGGCATCCAGAGAGGACTCAATCGAGGTCGCGACGATCCGGAATGAAATCGGAACGACTGTTGTTGCCGTTCCGAAACCGTTGATTACCCGTTCCGTTTCAATTCGCGGACGCGGCGACGCTGAATTGAGCGCAGTAACGTCCGGCGCCTTTACTGCCGGAGCCCTGAAAATCGTCTCCGCCCGCCAAAGCGAAACGAATGACGATTTCCCGGAATTTGAGATCACCGCAACCGCCTACCAAGACATCGACTAACATGCCCGTAACGCTCACTAACATTGGCATCCAATCGGTCGAGTATAGCCTCGCTCAATCGGTTGAGCGAACCACTCGCACCGAAAACGCCTCGGTCATGAACTACCTCGGCGGATTTGGTCACGCGGAAGCCTACGACCCGGTGACCGAGTTCTCTATCTCAGGTCGCGGAGATCTTCCTGCCGGTCTGGCCGTTGGAATCGCCGGAGACGGAATTGATGGGTTGTTCTCTGCTGGAACGACAATTGTAACATCGGTTAGCCTGACGGAAAATAATACGGATTTTAATTCGTGGGATATCAGCGGAACGAACTATCCGGCGGCTGACTGAGCACCGGGATAAACCGGTCGCGCTACCCGTCGGTGCATGAAAATCGGACAAAAAATAGCCTTTGTCAGAGGTAACGGTTCGCCTCTGTTTTCGCGAGAAACTGCAATGGTTTCCGCCTGGTTGATTTCGGGCGGCAAGTTGGCCTCCGACAAGGCGCTAGTTGATTATGTCGAAGAGATCGAGGCCGCTCCGGTGCGCTCCTACGTTTGGTCAATCGACGGCAGCGTGGCCTGCATGTTCGGCTCCGAAAGCGTAGAGTTCGCCGAGTTCCGAAGGCGGTTTCTCGATGACGACTGGATCCGAGCAAACGCAGATCATCCGATCAGCTATCTCCGGGCCCAATCGGATCAGCTTTTAGGGTTTCAGAGCGCAATCAAGGGTCGCAAGCCAGCCCTGCTTGTTCGCAAACGGAATCGATTTGCTATCATTCCGGCAGATGCACCCCCTGCAACGCGCAAATCTCTCCTTCAAAATCTATGACCAAACGCGAATCCGACATTGAATCCGCTTTTTGCGAACCAGCCGCAGCAAAAGTGGGAACCGTTACCCTGCGACCGTTTTCGTTGGGCACTCTATCGTTGTGCCGGAAACTCAACCTGACCCTGTTTCTGGAAGGCGACGACGGTCTGACTGATGACGAAAAGCAGCGCCAGATCGTCACCTTCGCCTGGATGCAGAGCCAGCCGCTTCAACGGGTTCTCTTGGCGATCCGGTCGGGCTGTTATGAGGATGAGGTCTCCGAGTTCGAGTTCGGTCTGGCTGTTTCCGATCTGCCGGACCTCATGATTGAGATCCAACGACTGGCCGAGATGGCCGCCGCGGCGAGCGTTGATGTCGAGGCCAAGCCTGGCGACAAACCGGAGGCGAACAGCCCAAAATAGTTGAGCCAGGCTGGACGGCATCGATCGTATTCAGCCTGGCCAAAGAAACGAGTTGGCCGGAATCCTTCCTTCTTTGGGACCTGCCGCTCCCTCGGGCCCTCCAATACTACCATTGCGCCCTCAGGGCCGCGATGGCCTGGACTGTAGCGCCTTCAGAGGATGGCGAGGCCATGCTAGGGAGGCTCGAGGCACTGGTTGACGCTACGGAGGAACAATGGCTAGAGGCGTGACGATGACCGTTGAGACGAGGCGATTCGAGGAGCAGCTTTTCCGTATGCAGCGGACCAGCAAGTTCGGAGCCCAGAGGGTCGCTGAACGGTCGTTTAGGGGGTTTGTGGCTCGGCTGGTGGCCATCACTCCGCCAGGTAGAGTCGCTGACATCAGCGGCAGTCAAAACACCGACGAGCCAGGGCAGATCATTAAACCGACAAAACCGAAGACTCGCGGAACCCGGAGCGTAAAAAATGACATCCTCAACGTGTTCCGGCCGGTCGGATCCGAGCGTCAGATTCGGAGGCTCAAACCTATCGCGACCGAATCGGATCTCGAACGACTCCACAAAGGAGCCAGGAACAAAAAGGGCCGGACGAGAGCCCGGAACCGGAAGGACAAGGTGCCGGTGACACGGGCAATTTTGCGGGCCTATATCAAAAAAAAACAAAATCATGTCGGCAAGCTCGCGGCGGGATGGAACAGCGCATCCAATCGCCTCCGGGTTCGCGTACCTGCATGGGTCAAGCGACACTCCTCGCCGGGTTCGGTCGTCCTCGAAGTCGGCGGGCGCGGAGGAGTCAAATTCAGGGCAACCAACGGTATTGACCATGCGTCGGAGCAGTTCAACTTTCAGCGAGGTGTTTACATCGCGATGGCGATGCAAGCAAACGCGATGAAGCGGCAAATTGACAGCTATCTGGCAAAAGAGATGGTTAAGGAGATGAAAGGAGAGATGAGCTAATGGCCGCTTTTACGGTTAGCGCAAATTTCAAGGACAACGTCACGCCCGGTCTCAAAAAGGTCAGCACTGCCGTCAAGGGGTTTAAAGCTCCAAACATGCTGGACGTCATGGGTGGCGTTTTAGGCGCGGGAGCTGTTACGGGCCTCTTTTCAGCCTTAACCAACGGAGTGCAACAACTTGCATCAACCGTTCAATCGCAGTTGGGCCAGTCGGTCCAGAAAGCGATGCAGTTCGAGACAACGCAGATCTCCCTGGAGGTCATGCTAGGAGGCAAAGAGGACGCCGACAAAATGATCGCCGACCTAAGGGCCCTTAGCGAGATCACTCCGTTTACGTTCGCCGATGTCGGCCAGGCAATGTCCACATTGGTCGGGTTCGGAGTGGAGACCAAAGGCGTGGTCAATATATTGGACAGCCTAACGTCCATCGCTGGCGGTTCCTCCGAAAAACTCCAACGAATCGCTCTGGCATTCGGGCAGATCAGCGCAGCTGGCAGGTTGATGGGCCAGGATAACCTCCAGCTCATCAACGCCGGATTCAACCCGTTGCAGCAAATCTCGATCAGGACCGGCGAGTCCATGATGGAACTTAGAAAGCGGATGGAAGCTGGCGGAATTTCTGCCGACGAAGTTAAGCAAGCTTTCATCGACGTTACCTCTGAAGGCGGCAGGTTTTCGGGCATGAACAAACGGATCTCCCAAACGACGACGGGTCTCCTTTCGACTTTAGATGAGGTCTATACCCAAATTCAGATCGCGTTCGGAACGCCCATCAACGATGCGATTCGGCCATGGATCGCTCAGGTCATCGGTCTGATCCGATCAATGAAGGGCGAGGCCGAGGCGATGGGCGCGGCACTAGGCAGCGTTCTGAATTCGGTTAGTTCGACGCTCACGGACATCATTGATTCGACCGATTGGTCGAAGGGCATCCCAGAGGCGATTGGGTCCATCATTGTTCCAGTTGCGGACATCGTTAAGTCCGCGCTCGTGTCGGCAATGATGAGCGCAGCTAACGCCCTAATGGAGGGGCTGCGAAAGGCCGCTCTAGCGTTCGGACCGCTGCTAGGCGCGATCATTAATGGCATGGCTGATGGTCTGATCGGCATGATTCGCGGCATCCTTGGATCGATCAAATCGGTTATTGATCCTTTGACGGGTATGTGGGGTCCGCTTGGGGATTCAGCCAAAGCGGCCTCAAAAGCGATTAACGACGCTAGCATCAACCTGCGAAACGCAGGAGAGGATTTCGATCCTGCCAAAACAATCAAACAATTCGGCGAAAATCAGACGCCCGTATTTTCGGCAGATGCGATCAAGGAACAAAACGATCGGACGCAAATGCTAATCAACGATCTGACCAAAAATGACAGGTTAGCGGGAAAACAGCAGGAGCGCACATATCGGCGCAACCGCGAACAAAAGCTGGCTGCCCGGAAGGCCGAGCAGGAGTTTCTCGCGGGAATGCCCGCGACTGTTGCCGAGGCTGCGCCGTCGGTCGTCAAAACGACAAATGAACTGATGGGCGGCATGCCCAGTCCTGCCGAGCTGCTGGGCGGCGCGACAAAACCCGCGGCGGTTCCAAAGCCGACCGGCATCATGAGTTTAGCGCAAAGCCTGAATTGGCTCGCTGGGAGAAGCGTCAACGACATGATCCTGGCCGAAAACGCGAAACAAACGGCGACGCAGCAGGAAATGAAATCTGCCCTCGAAAAAATTGAGGCCAACACGTCCAAACCGAAACCAGTTACTGTCGAGATCCCAAGAGGGGCCGTGTTCGCCTACCCGTAATTATGCCTAATTCATTTCAGATTCAGGGGTTCAGCGCCAACGTAGATGAGCGCGGCCTCATAACCGCAGAGGTCCCAATGTATTGCGAGACCATCAACGAGGCTCTGACGATTTCCGGTGGCAACCCGTTCGGCCTCCCGGAATTTTCTCGGTCAATTTCCCAGGTCGAAACGGGAGGCTATGAGGTCCGAATTCGATACGAAGGCACGCAGGGGAAAAAAGGCGAAGAGGAGGCCAGCACCTACGAATTCGACACCTCATTCCAGGAGGATAGTTACGCAAACCACCCTGACTGGCCCACACTCGCCGAAAAATACGGAGGAACAATCGTTAACGGGCAGGTCGAATGGGCGGAGCAGATTCCGCGAGGCAACATTTCAAGAAAGGGGTTGAGCCAGGCAAAGCAAAGCGAGCAGGTGGCCAACCCGCTACTCGGAACCAAAACC